AAGACTTCAAGACCGAGATCATGAAAAACGGCGTGCCTTACGAGGCGCGCCTGTTTCTCGCAGGTTCGGGATGGAAGCTGAAGCTTACCAACAAGATAACAGGCCGTTATGCTTTGGAGCTTAGATTTCGTAATATGAGTCTTAACGATGCGATGGTAAAAGCGGAGTTTTACATATTGGAGAATCTGGAATGAGACTATCCGAGTGCGAGGTTAGGTATATCAATTTAGATACGGCTCTTGATAATCAAATAGAGATGGAGCGCCAGTTTGGTATGCTTGGCATGAATAAGACTAGAAGGATAAGCGCAAAGACTATACCGCCTCCTCAAGACACGCGCTTTGATAAGCACTTTGTCGGATGTGGACAATCTCATATAGATGCACTGCAGTCAGGCGAAGCGCCTGTATTGATACTTGAAGACGATGCACAAGTTACCGAAGACTACCGAGAAGAGATAGATATTCCACACGGCGCGGATGCTATTTACCTTGGTTGGAGTCATGCTAATCCAAAGACTACAGTCAAGGCCTTTAGTGAGAATTTGGTAAAGGTCACAAGCTTGGCGGCGGCTCATGCTATACTATACCTTAGTCCAAGATTCAAAGCCTATGCAGAGAATGCAATCAGAGTAGCAATTTACGAAGAGCAAGTTCCACTTGATGTCATGCTTGGACATATTCAAGAGAACTTTAATGTCTATGCAGTTCGCAAGCCGTACTTCATACAGTCGAATGCAAGATATTCACTTAACAAATGGGAATCACTAACAAGCGGAGAATTACATGAGACTTGAAGTAATTATTCCCTATCGCAATCGCGAGGCTCACATCCGTAAACAGATACCTCACTTATTTAAGACGCTTGAGGCTCAAGGCTTGGAGTTTGGCATAACGATTGTAGAGCAAGAAGAGGGCAAGTTATTCAATACCGGCATGATGAAAAACATAGGGTTCCTAGAGTCTCAGCATGCTGATTACTTTTGCTTTCATGACGTGGATATGTACGCAAAAGATGCAGACTATTCACCAGTCTTTACGCCGACTCACTTGGCAAGGTATGTAGAGCAATACGAATGGGATATGCCTTACCGTGCTTACTTTGGTGGAGTAACGCTATTTGACAAAGAGTCATACCGCAAAATAAACGGCTACTCCAATGAATATTGGGGTTGGGCCGTTGACGATGACGATCTATATTGGAGATGCGTATTGACAGGCTTTGCAAGAAGGGAGGGCTGGTTCTACAGTGATGACCATGACCGTGAGAACTATGACAAATGGCAAGAGGAAAACTGGACTAAGTTTCAGGCTTCGCTTTTGGATACGGAAGCCAAGAGCGGAATTAAAACAACGCAATATACAATACTAGAGTCTAAGCGATTTAATCCACAGCTTAGACGCATTTTAGTCTCTATTTAGGAATAATCACAATGGATGCATTGAAGACCTTTGTCCCTTTGGTCGCATTATCAGTAATTGCACTTGGTGCGACCTTAGGAGTGGGAGATGGGAGTTTTAGCACATTCGCGGTCGGTCTTAGCAAGTATGCACTTGCAGTAGGGGCGGCGTGGTTTGTGGATTCGTACTTAATCAAGGAGGTAAATACTCGTGAAATTATCGCACAAAATCCTATCGCTTACGCTCTTTACTTGTCTGCTAACATCATTACAGCCGCTCTATGCTTCAGTCAGTCCTAAGGTCCTCTTAATAGCCAAGGGCTTTATCGGCACGAAAGAAGAGGGCAATAACGGCGGCTACTGGGTTCGCCGCTTTCAAGCTTCGACCAAGAGCCCGCGAGGCGCTCAATGGTGTGCAAGTTTTGTGAACTTTTGCTTAGACTCTGCAGGGGTCAAAGGCTTGCCGTTCACGGGTTCAGGACTTGCTAGGCACTTCGCCACTCGGAATAAGACCATAAAGGCTACGAAAGTCATTGCTGAAAACATGACACTACCACCGGGCACGATCATTGTATGGCGAAGGGGAACTACTCCCTTTGGTCATGCAGGGATAGTAGATAAATGGCAAGGAAAAAAGGGCACGACAGTTGAGGGGAATACAAGCTCGGGGCTTCGAGGCTCTCAGCATGACGGTGATGGCGTTTGGGCACGGACGCGAGTAATTAACCCTACCTCATACTTCAGGATTACGGACTTTGTGATTTATTAAAAATAAAATTTCTAAGTCCGTTTTGGTTGTGCTTATATTTGTTTTGCCAACATAGGCACTCCTTATCTCATGCCTTCACTCCGCGAGGGCTTCTTTCGGGAAGCCCTTGTTTTAAGATAGATACAATGGATATATTTAGTGAACTCTTGCGTAATGTTCTAGCGACTCTGGTAAGTACGGTAACGATTGTTATCATGTTTTTCAGATTTATGAATAGGGAACGCTTGCAACACGCAAAACAGATTGCAGATGTCATTGAGAAAACGGCTAAGCATGTATTTAATACTGCGACGCTTGAACACCGAGTAGCTCAACTGGAAAAGACCGAAAAAGAGCAAGCCGAATCGATAGACAAGCAATTTGCTTTGGTTCACTCAAGACTTGATCAGATCTACTCCATAATTGCAGGGCTTAACAAGTGAGTTTGCATTTTGGCTTTAAATATTGGAACGAGCCTACACCTGCGAAGATTCGCAGAGTCGCGGGAGCTTTAGCCGCCGCTGGCATTGCCGGTTGCGGTTTTGCCTATTTACGCGATAACATAGCCTTGGCGATTACGCTCTTGAGCTTCGCGGTTGGTGGGTCTTTCATTGCTAAGCTTTTTACGGATAAGCCATGAGAAGAGATAGATTCAATATAGCAATTTACCGAGGTGAGACTTTCAGTCTTGCAGTCGAATTGAAAGACGCGGATGGCGCGGCTATTACTTTGGTGAATGCGACTTTGACCGCACAATGCAGAGTAAAGGCTACGAATGCGACGCTCTTTACTTTCAATACGACAATAACCTCCCCTGCAAGCGGTGGCAAGTTTTCAATCTCTTTGCCGGGAGCTACAAGCCTTGCTTTAACTCCGCAAAAGGGACTAGTCTACGATGTAAAAATCGAATGGCTTGGCGGTGATACAAAGTATTGGCTTGGTGGTGATTTGGATATTATCGATACGGTGACTTCATGAGTACTAACAATGTAGTCATTACGGCGCTTCCTGAAGTTGTCCGAGTTTCAGTTGGTGCTACAATCAACTCAGGCGCGGCGGTTTTTATCTGGAATGAAACGCCGACTGGAAATATCAACGGCTCAAATGCGACTTTCACATCATTGCAGAACTTTGTCCCTAACTCTTTGCAAGTCTTCATTAATGGCGTATTGCAAGTGCTTACAAACGATTATACGACAAGCGGATCGACGACAATAACTTTGAATGTTTCGCCTGTCGTTGGTGATGTTATACGAATACATTACAAACTAGGATAATACGATGCCAGAGACCACAATAGCAGGCCGCCAGATACGCGATGGTGCGATAACCAATAGCAAGGTAGCTGCGGGCGCTGCAATAGATTCGAGTAAATTAGCGGACGGCGCGAACTTTGTCAAGAAGGATGGGAGCGTAGCGTTTACGGGCGCTCAGTCAATGGGTAATAACAAGCTTACAACCATTGCAACTCCGACTGACTCAGGCGATGCTGCAACTAAGGGATATGTAGATACCCAAATAGCAGGCTTGTCAAGTGCTTACAAGTATCGCAATGTCCACGCGGCTACGACTGCGAATATCACCATAAGCAATCCCGGAACGGATACTTTCGACGGTCACCAACTTACAAGCGGTCAGCGCCTTTTGGTATGGCAGCAATCGACTCAAAGCCAAAACGGTATCTATGTTTTCAATGGGTCTTCAAGCGCTTTAACTCGTGCAACTGATTCGGACGCTTGGGATGAGCTTACAGGCTCTTTTGTCCATGTGGACGCGGGTACGACTTATGGCGATAAGAGATTCTATTGCACTTCAAATTCAGGCGGTACTCTTGGTTCTACGGCGGTCACTTATGTGCAAGATGAGTCAGGTACTTTGACTCCGAGCAACTTTGTAACTGAAGTCATACCGAGTGGAAATATTGACGGTTCGAATACGGCTTACACTTTGCCCGATACTCCGACTGCAGGGACTTTGCGCTTGCACTTGAATGGTATGAGGCTAAGAAGCGGAGCGGGTAATGATTACACGATTTCTACAAATACAATCACGATGGCTACGGCTCCAATTAGCGGAGATGTTTTAATTGCTGATTACATGAAGTGATAAGATGCCTACAACAAAACTAAATAACGGCCAATTGCCTAACTCGTTTGATTCAAAGACAATCGGTACTAGCAATACAATCAATACAAACCTCACTAAGCTTACTATAGCAGGCGGGTCAAATGGTCAAGTATTAAGCACTAATGGTAGTGGTACTTTGACTTGGGCTACGGCGGGCGGTGGTGGTGTAACCGATGGAGACAAGGGCGATATTACCGTCTCTAGTTCGGGTGCTACTTGGACTGTAGATAATGACGCGGTCACTTATGCAAAAATTCAGAATGTATCAGCCGCTTCAAAGCTCTTAGGCCGTGGTGATTCAGGTTCAGGCGATGTGCAAGAAATTACACTCGGCACGGGTCTCACAATGACAGGTACTACTTTGGCTGCGAGTGGTGGTGGTGGTGGTGGAAACCCACCAACAACAACAATTATAAAAACAACCGATGAAACGGTTACAAATTCATCTACATTGCAAGTTGATGACGAGTTAATATTTACTGGTAGCAAAAATACTTACTATTACTTTGAAGCTGTAATATATTATCAAAGAAGTAATCTAAATGGTAGTGGCGACCAGCCTGGCATTAAAATTGCGTTTGGCAATGGTGAAAGTACAAGAGGATATTTTTCTGCAATTCCGGGAAATACAACTACAACAGCAACAGGAACAAATGGTATTACTACAGTATCGGTAGGAATGACTATATTTTCTACTTTGGCGATTAAAGTCACAGGCTCATTTTATTTAAATGATGACATGGGTGACCAGCCTCGGCTTTGGTTTAGATGGGCGCAAATTACAGACTCTGCAACAGTTGGAACGGTTGTAAAAAAGGGCAGTCATTTACTTATTTGGGCACTATAATGGAAATAACACTCTATAAAAAAACTGAAGCCGTAAACACGCCTGTTTTGGCATACGATGCTGATGGCAATCCGACTGAATTTGGCAATCCATTTCCCGTAATGCTATGGAAATTCAAAGACGAAAACGGCAATATATGGAATACCGAAACTGCAATCGACGGTACTGAAGAAGAAGCCGCAAGTATCATTCTAGGCATTACCAAGTGAGTCAATACAGACCCCGCTTAAACCATGAAGAGTACACGGCGGTGCTTAACTATCGGATAGGTAAAGGCTTTGAGCCGAGCCCTGAAGACAAGCCCGAAGTAGTTCCTGATTGGCTAAATACCTTTGAAGACGGACGCGAGGAGGTTTTGCCGACGCTTCGCATCCAAGGCAAGACGGCGGTCTTCAGTGATATTCACTTAGGCATCCATGACAAAGCGGCGCTTATTGCAGCGATTCAATATGCAAAACAAGACCGAGTAGAGAATATCATACTGAATGGTGATATACTAGACTCGGCTCAAATCTCAAGGCACCCGAAACACGCTGATACGCCAAAGTTTTTAAATGAGATCGAACTTGCAAAGCAGTTTTTAGAAGGCTTGAGGTCCGAGTTCAAAGACCAGATTATCTACTTTAAAATTGGCAATCATGAAGACCGCTTGGAGCGGTACTTAATGCAGAATGCAGACGCGCTTGCTGGTTTAATTGATTTCCGCAAACTGCTAAAACTTGATGATCTTGGAATACGCTTTGTCGAATCTACGCAATTTATGAAAGTTGAAAATACATACATAGTCCACGGTCACGAGATGAAAGTATCAGGCGGCGTAAACCCCGCCCGCGCTTTGATTCTCAAAGCGGCGGCTAATGTCGTGATGGGTCATGTGCATCGTACTTCATTTGCATCTATCAAGAGCTTGGACGGTAAGTTTTACAAGGCATATACAATGGGATGCCTATGCAAGTTAAGACAAGCATATATGCCACACTCAAATAGCAATCATGGTTTTGCAATCATTCAAGAGAATGGTATGGTAGATAATCTGTTTATCGAGAATGGAGTAGTGCAATGAGATTCAATGATGTGCTTAATGCGATGATGATAGTTGCAGTCTTGCTTATTATTGGCTTTGTTTCGGGGCTTCACATAGGCAAGACAAGCCAAAAGCGTGTAACTGATACAATTACTACCGTGCAACTTATTGAACGCCCTGTAACGATTAGAGACTCAGTACATACGAAGTCAGTTACTATCAAGACTAAGGACACTATTTACTTTCTTGATAAGCCCGTAATTATTCCTTGTGGAGATACTTCGTTTATCGCTCAAAGCGATAGCGTAATTACTGCGACTCGCGATACTATCAATATGGCTTTTGCCTATGCAAATCGCAAGGGGCACTTCTCACTTGTTTACCGCCCGCGCCCTGATTCAATTAAGGTAATTACTTTACCGACTGAAGTTCGTACGGAAAGCAACTGGGGATGGGTTGTTGGTGCTCTTGGTGTTGGATTAGGTTTGGGAGTTTATTATGGCAGGCGCTGATAATCTCAAAGGACATAGCTTCAGAGACAAGCCCGAGCGTATCAATCGAAATGGTAGGCCAAAGGGTAGCATCGTGTATCTCAAAGACCTTGCAAAGATGGCAGCTGAAGAGCTATCAAAGCCCGGCAAAACAAAAGAAACCGTAGCTGGTGATATAATCGAAATGCTGATTCATAAAAAGATCTTGCTTAAGGAAGATATTACAGCAATGAAACTGCTAATGGAGTTGCTATCTCACATGGATAATCAGGTAGCAGAGAAAGGCAAAATGATAATTGAGTGGGGTTCGCAAAATGGATACAGTGATACGGATAAAACCGCATGATAAACAGCTTGAGATACTTCGGAATAGGAAGCGCTTTAATGTTGTTCGGTGCGGTCGTCGCTTTGGCAAGTCTTATCTGGCTTTTGCTCTTGCCCTTGAGAAAATGCTGGAAGTTGATGGCTCGTATGTTCTCTACACCGCGCCCTCATACACCGAACTCTCAGGACGAGAAACCGAAGCACAAAATTTCTTTGCACCGCTTGGCGCAACTTACAAACAAGGCCAGATTAAACTAGGTCGTAGTACATTGGTTTTGCAAGGTATTTACCGAGCGGATGGCTTAAGAGGTAATAAGTTTCATAGAGTGATTTGCGATGAGTGGGCACATTGCCCGAATGCTGAAGACGATTGGAACTTTGTGCTTAGTCCGATGCTAGCAGATTACGAAGGAGATGCTTATTTCTTTTCAACGCCAAAAGGTAAGAATCACTTTTGGCAATTAGATCAGCTCTCCGAGATTATGTCAGATTGGCAATCATTCCACTACTCGACATACGACGGCGGGCAAATCAAGATAAGCGAAGTCGATAGACAAAAGGAGCTATTACCGAGCTTAGTGTTTGCGCAAGAGTTTCTTGCAGAATATGTCGATAGATCAGCGGCTAAGATCAAGCGCGAATGGTTACGCACGACAAACGGCCAAGAATGTACGGCGTATTACATTGGAGTGGACTTGGCAATTAGCCAGAAAGAGACTGCAGATTATACGGCGATTGTGGTAATAGGCACGACAAAAGATGGTGAGGTTGTTGTAGTTGAGGCCGACCATTTTAGAGCGCAATTCCAAGAGATAGGCCGTAAGATCATGTCAGCCGAGCAAAGATGGAATGCAAGAGTAGTTGCAGTGGAATCAAACCAGGCGCAAGCTTGGATGGTGCAAGAGCTAAAACGCAATACTAAGATGAATGTCGTAGGTGTGAGAGCGGATCGAGACAAGGTAATACGATTTCAGCCTGTAGAGGCAAGATATGAGCAAGGCCTTGTCTATCATGTCCCTCATATCAATCCGGAATTTACCGAGGAGCTGCTTTCGTTTACGGGCACTCCACAAGACAAGCATGATGACTTTATTGACGCATTGGGCTATGCCTTCAATGCTATTCGCAAAACTCCACAGATATATGTATGAGTCTACTTGACCAACTTAGAGATAGAATCGCGAGCGCAGTTGCACCGCGAAGAAACGACAGACCGTATATTCGGTCGGGTGGCTCTCGCAATATCGGTGCGACTCAAGTCGGTAATGAGTTAAGCGCCTCTCTTCGAGGGACGGTCTTCGCTTGCTTGCAGCATAGAGCAAATGCTTTGAGCGGAATTAAGTTTGATGCGTATAAAGAGCAGAACTGGGAAAAAGAAGAACTCGGACGCGGTCATTGGACAAACGAGCTGCTTAGCAATCCTAATCCATACTTTACACGCTCGCAAGTTTTCGGCTATATTGAAAACTGGCTTAGCATTAATGGCAATGCGTTTATATGGACTCCGACAAATGGCTACCGCGTGCCCTTGCAGATGTGGGTATTAAATCCGACAAGAATGCGAGTCATTAAAGGCGAGAATAACTTTATTGATGGCTATGTATATCAGTCAGCACAAGAAGGCAATATAGCTATACCAGAGAAAGAGATTATTCACCTTGCAAAGCTTCACCCCGCCTCGCGTCCTGAAGAAATTATCGGAATGAATATCTTTGGCGTTGGTCTTGTTTCAGCCGCTTTGGAATATGCGAATATAGACCGCGAGGTTAGTGCTTATCTTGCACGCCTTTTTGCGAATAATACAGTCCCGCCGCTTATTGCAAAGTTCCCAGAAAGGTTTGACCAAGATGAATGGCAAAAGCTAAAAAGCGCTTGGAATGAAGAACTACCAGACTACAAGCTACGCGCTTTGCTCGGTGGTGGTATGCAATTAGAACTCCCACCAAAAGGCGAGCTTGCAGTGAGCTATGACGCGGTTAGCCGTGATACACGCGCGCAAATCGCTCAAGTCTTCGGCGTGCCCCCTGGAATGCTTGATGGATCATTCCAAAACCGAGCGACTGCAGAGGTTCAGTTTGCAATTTTTAGACAAAACACGATAGACCCCGAAGCTCTTTATATTGCCGAAGAGTTTACACGCCATTTTAGAAGATGGGAAGAGGATGTCTTAATTGAAGCGCATCCGTACGAATATGCAGATCCCGATGCTGATATGAGGCAAGAAGAGTTCGAGCTTAAGTGGGGAATTAAGACGATCAACGATGCAAGAGGCGAGCGCGGATATGATCCTATACCTGAAGGCAATACGCCGCTTATTGCTAATGGTTTTGTCCCGCTTCAAAGCGCCGTAAATCCCGCTCCCGCGCCCGTGGTGGCTCGAAAACTCTTAACCCGAGCAAATCCTAAGCTCCCTATCGTTACAGCCGATGCAAAAGACTTGTTTTGGAGAAACTTTGACGGGATAACTGAAGCGAATGCAGGTAGCCTCGAGAATGTAGTTGAGATGATCATAGCTCAAATCAAAGAGCAAGTCTTTCAGCTTGCAGATGACGGCGTGTTGACCTTGGCTACGGTAGATATTCCCGAGAGCGAACTTGCAGAATACGACGCAATCATAGCAGAGGCTGCAAATCAAGTAGCTACCGAACTTTATGCGACTCTTGCAATCGAGGGCGGCGTTCCTCCGACTGCAGAGGTTATCGCCTTGGTCGAAGAGTCAAGCGCTCAAATCCGAGATTCTATCGGAGTTATCAAGCAAGAAGTACAAGCGACTCTCACTGCAAACGCTGGTAAGGATAAAGACGAGTTATTCAAGATTTTGAATACCAAGTTCGACTCACTTCAAACAAGCAGAGCGCGTGCAATCGCAAATACGACCGCCGCAAATGTCACAAGCGGAATGCAATACGCTGTGTACAAAGACGAGGGCTTTGAGATGGTATGGCTTACACAAAGAGACGGCCGCGTAAGACCCGCTCATGCTGCTATGGAAGGCTCGACTCAAGGCGCGGACGGATACTTTACGGTAGTGACTGAAGTTCGCGATAAAGAAGGCAATATCATTGAAGTCAAAACCGAGAAAGCGCAGCGCCCGCTTGGTAGTGGACTAAGCGCTTCAAATGCAGTGAACTGCAGATGTCAATTATTCCCAGTTGAAAAGCAATAAAAATAAAGGTTTAATATGAATTTAATAACACGCGAGCTGAACCTACAACTTAGGGACGGCTACGAATACGAAAAAGAGGAAGGCTACGAAGAGAAAGAGAATGATCTCTATACTTTCGTAGTATCGACTCCCGAAGTTGACCGCTATGGGACTATCATAGTTCCAAGTGGAATAGACTATCAAGCATATCTAAATAATCCCATAGTCTTAGCTCAACATGACTCGGACAAGTGGCCTATCGGTCGCTGTTTGGGTTTTGCAATGAATGGCGAAAACCTAGAAGCTACAATTCAAATTGAGTGTATTACCGAAGAAGGTAAGAAACTCAATAAGCTAATCAATGCAGGTTTTGTAAAGGCCGTTTCAGTTGGTATCATACCAAATGAATACGAAGATAAAACAATCGACGGGCAAAAGGTAACTGTTTACACAAAGTCCGAACTTGTAGAGTTTAGCGTCGTATCAGTTCCTGCAAATCGCCAAGCCTTGCTTAAGAAATCAATCAAGACTTTACTCCAAGATTCAATTCAAAAATACAAAAAGGAAAAGAGAATGTTAACCCCAGAGATCGAAGCCAAGATCAAAGACGAACTTCTTCCGGCAATTAAGGAAGCGTTTGTTAATGAGGTAATTAATCTCGGCTTTTCACCTGAAGAAGCCGAAGCATCCGTAAACGCTTTTATTACTGCAGGCGCTCCTCCTATGCTAGCAGTTTTGCAAGGCGAAGTAGAGCCTGAAGTAGCCGAAGAACCAGCCGCCGCCGAGCCCCCAGTCGAAGTGGTAGCAGAGTCCATCGAGGCTAGTTTCGAGGTTCCCGAAACTCGAGTCGGTAAGAAAATTGCAGCTTCAACACAAGCGCAAATCAATGAAGGTATGGATATGATTCAAAACGGTTACAAGATTATCAAATCTGCAGTAGCCGGCGAAGCAGGCCGTTCAATTACTTTGAACATGCCTAAAAAACTCAACACAGACGAATTACTCAATTTAATCTAAGGATATTGCATAATGGAAAACATTATCGTAACAAAAGACCAACTGAAAGAAGTTGTTGACCGCAAAGTTGCTGATCAACTTCGTACACAAAAGCCATCAAGTAACAATGGCTTTGTAACAATCAAAGCAGATCATGATGCACGCCGCGACCAAGCTCGCGTAGTTGCTGACTATATTCTTGCAGTTCACAAAGGCCGCGAAGGACAAGCAGACGATATCGCACGCAAAGCAAACGAAAAGTACATCACAAGAGCTGACTTCAATACAGGTACAGCAGCACAAGGCGGCGCGGCGGTTCCTCAGTTTTGGGTCGAAGAGATCATGAATTTTGCAGATCAGTACGGATATGCAAGAGCACTCGCGAAGATCTATCCAATGCGCGGTAAAACTGAAAACTTGGTATCAAGCGGCGCGTTCACTGGCGCGGTAGTTGCTGAAGGTTCTGGTCTTACTTTGACTGACTCAACTAACTTCTTTACAGCGACTCAACTTACAGCTCGTAAGATTGTAGCCGGTGCTATTATCTCCGAAGAGCAACTTCAAGATGCTACCCCTGCATTCTTGGATTATGTAGTGAACGGTCTTGGCCGCGCTCTTGCTGAAACTGAAGACAAGCAGTTTTTCAATGGTAATGGTACAGCTCCAAACTTTACAGGCTTAACAGGTATCTCCGGAACTACAACAGTTCGCCAAGGTGGTGCTAATAATTCTGGTAAGGATACATTCGGCGAAATCTCTTGGACTGACCTTTGGAACTTGCGCCTCGGTGTAAATTCTGGCGTTGGTGCAAATGGTGCTTTCGTAGTGCCTCAATCAGTTTTCGGATTCTTGATGAAAGAAACAGCAGGCTCACGCCCTGTTTTCGACATGGTTCGTCCTATCGAGATCACATCAATCGGCTTGACTGCACTTACAGGTAATTCATACTTTACTCCAACAGGCCGCCCGATGCATGTCGTACCAGATGCACTCTTCCCAACAAGTGCAGCGAATACAGCATCTGCATTCTATGCTGATTGGAATCAGTTCACTGTTATGGGTATCCGCGAGGATGTAACAGTTAACGAATACAAAGAGTATTTCGGCGCGACTGGTTTGGGTGGTACTCATCAAAAAGGTATCGAAGTTGTCGAGCGCGTTGCTTTCGCATTCCCAGCTCCAAGTGCTATCGGTGTTCTCAAAACTTCAACAACCTAATTAGGTGATTTATGCTCGTAGATGTAATTCTAATCGAGCCGTATAAAGGTGTTTCGGCAGGGTATGAGACTTCTCTCCCTGCCGAGATTGCCGAGGCTCTTATTAAACAAGGCAAGGCGAAAGATGCAAAGCCCGCGCCGAAAGTAGAAACAAAGAAAACAGGTAAATAACCATGCCATATACAAGCGCAAATCCGAGGGCGTTTAATGCTCTCATGACCTTTCTTAATTTGGAAGTTAATGGCGATCCGACCTCCGAGGATACGGCGCTGTATACTTGGTTTGATGACCTGATAACAACTTGCTATGTAGAGGCTGAAGGCTATTGCGGTCAGCCTCTCCGTAGTGGGACGATATATTACCAATTTTACGCCTCAAAAGCTCAACGCGGCCTCGAAGCGAATCACTCATGGAAATATATCCCCTACAATGCTAACACGGCTCTTACGGCTTTGCAGTGGCGCGAGAATGAGTTTGCAACTTATGCGAACTTCGACGCGGGTAACTATGCATGGAACGCCGAGCCGTATGCTAATTACATTGTCTTTCGTGATAAGACAAATGGACAATTTAAGGCGACGCTAACAACTGGCTTCAGTGATGCGTCAATGCCTTATACAATCTTGCAAGGCATAGCCGAAATGGTCACTCTTGCATATAAGCAAAGCCCTCAAGGCGGTAATTGGTTCGGGCTTAACTCCGTCGCAACAGGTGGCGCGGGTCAAACAGTCAGCCAATCACTTAAAACCGATATAGGATGGCATAAGTACTTTGCTCAGTTCGTTATACCAACGGTGTAATTATGATCAATAGCGAAGCTTTAAAGGGCATTCTACGGCCTGTTATTCTGAAGAGCTTGGAGCGCATGCCTTTTGTGATGCAAGCGTATATCGGAGCTAATATGGAATTCAGAGGCGCGGCCGATAGAATAGCACCTTCGACAAGTTCTAAGCTCGCGATTAACTCAGGTAATTTGTTTCGTAGTTTCTCCAAAGGTCAGCCCGGAAATGTTTTCAGAGTCTCGCAAGAAGGCGATAACTTCGAGGTAGAATACGGGTCAGACTTGCCATATGCAAGAGTGCAAGAGTTTGGCGGCTTCATTGCAAGCAAAGGCAATATGCACAAGTACTTTTGGGCTAAATTTGCAGAGACTAAACAGCCGTATTTTAAGAATATCGCATTAAGCGTAAAAAAGAAAGGCGGCGTAAACATACCAGCCCGACCTTACTTTAATCCTGCAGTCGATAGACTTCGAAATGATACCAAGTTCGCAAGCGATATAAAACAACAAGTCATAAACGGAATACAACAATGGCAAGAGAGTCAGCGGCGATCAAATCCATAACAGATAGACTTCGCACAATGAGTGGAGTCAAAGTCTATGACCAAGTAATGCTAGATAAATGGAATACTTACCAGTTCCCTTTTGTCGGTGTTTTGTCAGGTGCAGATGCTCGCGAGGTAATAGGACTTGAAGACGATTCAGCCTTTGCAAATAAAGGCACGCTGGATATGTATTTGCTTGTCGGAGTGCAAGTAAAAAAGAATAGCACGGCGGGTAAAGCTAATTTGAGAGAAGCCCTTGCTGATCTTTGCGAGGCAATCGAGAATAAGCTCACAAACTACAAGCCCGATGTCTATGAGTCAGATTATGAAAGGACATACTTTGCGCCAGTGCATTTTATCGACGCGCAAGCGGTCACATTCAATGACGATGAAACGAAAGGCATATCTTTCATGACTTTTAGGACGGTATATTATAGAGGAGATGTATGAAGTTAAGTGCATGTGTAATCTTTCAGGATGGAGATGACCTGAAAGGATGGAGGGATTCTTTGCCCAGTGATAATGTCGAAGTCATTGCACTTCGCACGGCGGTAAATCCGAAACTTAAAGAGCCTGTTTTTCAAGAAGTCGGTCGTACTTCGGACCATATTGTGCTCTCATGGGAATATCCCGACTTCGAAGAGTATTTCGACTTCAGTTATTGCCGTAATAAGCTCGATGAATATGCGACTGGTGACTGGATTTTGCACATGGATTCAGACGAGCGCCTTGCAAGTCCTGAAGATGAGTTTTGGGTTTATATTCAAGAGCTTAACGAAAGCGAAGCGGTCGCAGCTTATTTGTCAATTGCAGGGTGCAATGCTGATCTTGACCCGCAATATACGCACATACGAAAGCGGTATAACATACCGGCAATGCGACTGCACCGCCGAAGCGCTTTTCTCAAATGGCAAAGAATATGCCATGAGACGCTCGAAGTAGATCCGAATGGTACGGTCGTAGCTGATACAGACATATTGCTATACCACAAAGGATATAGCCAAGACACTGAAGTCTTAATGCATAAAGCAGAACGGAACGGCGGCTTGATGGTAAGAGAATACACACGCGATAAATCACAAAGAAACTGGGATTATTTAGTCAACACATTTTCATATCTAAAACAATTATCTAAGAGGTAATATCATGGTAGTAGGCGGCGCTAACCTTAGCGTATTCTATACAGCAAATGAACTCGGAACAGCACCTACAGTAGGAGCTACCGCGATTCATACAATGAAGCGTAAGATCAAGACTTCATTAACACGCACAACTTTTACAATCGATCAAAACGAAGACAATCCGGAACTTACTTCATTCCTTGAAAACTATGCACCTATTACAACGGTCACTGCAGATCAAGGGGAATACGAAGACGGGACAAAATTCAACTCTTCTCAAGCGACAAGCGATACACTTTTGCAAATCGTGTACGGTGGTGTTGATACTACTCTAAACAAGCGTAAGGTTGTTTTGATGCTTTGCAAATTAGCACAAGACGCTGGTGCTTTTGACCAAGAATCAGGAAAATACACTAAGCCAAAAGTAGGCGGCGATGTGGTAAATAATGATACTGATCTTGTTATCGGGACAAGTTACTTCTTAACTACTCTTGTAAGCGGTGCGACTGCGGTCACAATCCCTGCAAAGATTGGTTACAAAGAGATCTGGTTTACAGCCCCTTAATACACACGGGGCGGGCAAAACCCGCCCCCTTATTTTTACTATGGAGATAGCATGAAATTATATCTAAACGAAACAGCACACGAAGTAGCTCTCTATTCAAAACTGACCCCCGCTCTTTATGACAAGGTTACGCCGCTTCTCTCAGAACTTGCAAATACTAAAGGCGCTCAAGCAGCCGCCGAAACCGAGATCATGGAGAAGGTATTTAGCCGCGAGAGCCTTGCAAAAAAGATAGACTTAACAAAGGGGCAAGACGCATTCAAAGACATTATGCAAGAGTTCGAGTTCCAAGAAATTGTAAAGACTGCATATCTAAAAGTCCGAGCAAATCTATTCGAGCTTATCAATGTCGATGAAACTACCATACCAAAAGTATTCCAATTTGTCAAAGCCGTAATAGATGAAAGCAAAGTGCAAAATACGGAGCTTTTATCTGGTATTCAGTCCGAGCCTTCAAGCGAGTTTTGGCAAAACCAAGACTTAGACGGTATTTTGGACTCACTAAAGTTTTTTCGTGAAACGGTATGCCGAAGAGTCCGCATTATGTGAGTATTATCTTGAGGACTTGACGGTATTCAACGATCCAGACGATGAAGAGTATGAAGAGACGGACGGAGATGAGAGTGCTTATTACCTTGGCGAAATTGTAGGCTCATATTGGATATTCAAAGGCGTTGCAGGCGGCGATCCTGCAGCGTATCTAAGACTATATTACGACACGCCCCGAGTGGATGTAATCCGTACTTATGCCTATACCATAACTTACCACAAAGAACGCCGCAAAATGGAGCGCAGAATCAATGGCCGATGATATAAAAATCAAACTTGGACTGGATGCAGCCGAGTTATTCAATGGAATAACAAAGGCAACAGGCGAGCTTAATAAATTAAGCACTACCAAAGTCGATATTCAAGAAGGCCCTATCATTGCTGATCTTAACAAGATCGAGCAAGAGGCAAAGCAAACAGGCGATGCAATTGATAAGAATCTCGGCGGCGGTGTTGAAAGTGCAAAGGGAAAACTTGGCGGCCTTGGTGATGCCTTTGCAGGACTCGGAGGGCAAACAGGCGGCCTCGGTAATGCCTTTCAATCCCTCTCTGGTGGTGTGACTTCGCTTGTCCCTGGTCTCGGCTCTCTCTCTGGTATTCTTGCAGGTGGTGGTATAGCAGCGGGTATAGCCGCCGTTGGTGGTGGAATAGCCTATGCCATTGATAAGGGTAAAGAATTTGAGACTCAACTCGCATCCTTAAGCTCTATTACAGGCGTTTCAGGTGCGGGTCTTGATGACTTAGGCCAAAAAGCGCAAGCTATGGCCGCTAAGTTTGGAACTGAAGCAAGCGCAAATATCGACGCTTTCAAAACTATCCTCTCAAAGCTCGGTCCTGATATTGCGAAGTCACCAGAGGCACTTAATTCGATGGCTGAAAGTGTGAATACGCTATCAAAAGCTACAGGAGATGACCCGGGCAAAGCTACCGAGGCTTTGACTGGTGCTCTCTTGCAATTTGGTGTGTCATTAGATGACCCTGTTAAGGCAGCTGATGCTATGGCGGTTGCTATGAATGTGCTTGCAGCGGGTGCAAAAGAGGGAGCTTCAGAGGTTCCTGATGTGGCGGCCGCTATTAATGTGGCGGGTGTGGCCGCTTCAGGTGCAAAAGTATCATTCGAAGAGACTAACTCTGCTATTCAAATACTCG